CCCGCCCCTCCAATAGAAGCCAATGCTTGAGCTTTTGCGACATCTTTATCAGGTTGCCCTATTCCTGTTTGAAAAGTAGGTAAAAGATTTGCATAAATATCTTGAAAAGTCCTTTCTTTTAAATCTGTCATTGGTTCTATGTTAGGCGCATCTGGTCTAAAAGAACCAAAAGCACTACCTTTTTGCATTTTACGAACCATACCACCCTCTGCCATTTGCACAGGTTCTTCAGGTTGTCCTGCCATAAGCATAGACCCAACACCACCTGCCATATCTGTTGGCATACCACTTTCATCTTCCATAGCAATATCAGCTTCGCCCTGCATTAACGCATCTAATCCACCTTGAGCCTCTACGATAGCCATAGTCGGTTGAACCAAGGTCAATACAGAATCAGGAGTTTGCTCTGCATCAGGCTCTCCGACAAGTCCTGCAAGCTCGTCTCTGCGCCCCTCTACAGGAATTTCATCACCACGAATTGCGTTCATTAACTGTTCATAATCTTGTGCGGAATCCACTTGAGACAAGATACCAGAAACAAGCTCATCTCCTTCTTGTCTTTGTGCTTCTGCCATAACCTCTTCTGGACCGGGGGCCATGGGCATTTCAGCAGGGGGCATCATCTGTTGGGGTGGAGGAGCCATCATCTGTTGGGGTGGAGGAGCCATCATCTGTTGGGGTGGAGGAGCCATTGGTTGTTGAGGAACCATACCACCTTGTTGCATAAACATTTTTCGTTTTAATGGATTCATGTTACGTGTTCCCTTATCCTGAACCAAATAAACCAAGGTTTTTAGCGCCAGCGGCTGCACTTAATCCGGCAATTCCCAACCCTGCTACTTGTTGGAACGGAGAAGGGGAGAAAGTCGGTGTTTGTGTCACTGTTTGCTGACTAGACGGTATACCTTTGTATATGTCACTTAAGAACTGCAACTGTTGATATGGATACTGTTGTTGTTGAAGCTCTGTTTGGCGTGTTGCATCCAGAGCAGATTGACCAATACCACGTTGCAATGTACCTAAATTCATAAGAGTACTTATATCTTGGTTGCTAAGACTTTGTAACTGTTGCCCTAACCCTGCCTGCACTCCGCCTAACCCTGAAAGTTGTTGTCCTATTCCTGCAATACCTCCTGCAAGACCAGAAGCTAATCCTGCCTGACGCGCCGCTAAATCAGAACGGGCAAGCCCTGCCTGTTGTAACGCTCCTGCTCTTTGGAACCCTATATTACTTAGTCCCTGACCTGAAGCCAATCTTCTGTTTTGCTCTTCCTGAAAAGCTTGTTGTGCTTGTTGCGAGGCTCTTCCATAGTCTTGAGCGTAGGCTTCTCCAATAGCTCTGGCACGTTGTCCCTCTAATTCTGCATCCATAATGTCGCGTCTTGAACCGGAAAAAGCTCCCGAAGAAACAGCTTGAGCGTCTTGACGGTTTTGTGCTTGGTCAAATTGACGATTAATAGCGGCTTCAACATATTGTTGATACGGACTTTGAAACTGTGTGACACTTGAAGGGTCAAACTGTGCTTGTTGTGCCTGACGAATAGAAGCAATACCAGACTCTAGTTCAGGTGTTGCTCCTGCAGTTGGTAAAAGCTGTTCATAGCCTGTTTGAAGTTGTTGTTCTGACGGTTCCATAATGTCAAAGGCGCGTGTGCCACGGCCAAGTGTTCCTCTTGCCTGACCATATGTCCGTCCTGCTTCTCCTAATAAGTCTTGTGCATTTTGTAAGTAAGGAAGATAAGACCCTATACCTACCTCGGCTAAGTCCATTGCCTGCATTTCCTGCGGGGATAACCCTGCAACTTTAAATCCCGGCGGTAAAACGCGATCTGACTGACGACTTGCAACAAGCGCCTGTACATCATCTAAAAGCGCTCTTCTATACGCCGCAAATTGGGGATCTTCTTTTACCGTAGTGGTTTGTTGGACAACATCTGTAGCCATTATGCAACTCCCTCAAATTTTTTCATTAGACCGTACATTGTTTTAATACCGTCTTTGTACCCTCCGCCTGCAAGTTTACCCACACCTTCTACTGCATCTTTAGTAAAAACAAACTCACCAGGCATAAGATCTGCAGCAACAATATCACGTTCTACGCCAAGAGGACCGGGAACTTCTCCCGTTCTCCGTGGTCCGTATACTTGTCCACCCGTTTCCATTTTTTGAGCAGCTCCTTCTTCAATGCCTTGCCTAAAACTGGCAACAGGGTCGGCAACTCTTGGAAGATTAGCCCTTGCAGAAGCAAGTCGTTCTGACGCAAGTTGCTGTGCTTGTTGTCTACGAACTATGTCGTCTTCAATTGCAGGGTTTTCTTGATAAAAAGGTGAATAATACGCATACCCTCCTGTTTCAACATTGCTTGGCGCTGTAATTGTATTGCCTACTGTAGCAGGGGGAAGTGGAGGTGGAGGCGGTGGAGAGGGTTTTTGACGCGCTATTAGTTGTTCTATATCTGATTCAGAAAGACCTAATTCTAACAAAGCTTCCCTATCAATATTAGGAAAGCTACCTTGCGCTGACATAGCTTGATTAGCTGTCATGTTATTTTGTGCGTTTGCGACATTTTGTGCATTTTGTTGTGTGTTAAACACACCTAATTGATTTCGCATAGCTTCTGCAATACGAGAGGCAGAAGCACTGTATAAATTGTTTGGATCTGAAGCTCTACTTTCTTGTACACCAAGGTCAGCCCTTAATCTGCTTTCGTTAGCTGTTTGATAAGGAAGACTACCAATTGTAGAAATTAATCGGTTTTCAAAATCACCAAAAAGAGGGGAAGAAACAAATTGACTTTCTGTCATAGGATTAGGGCCTGTAGTAGCTTTTCTGTACTCCTGTGCGTACAATTCATTAAGACGATCTAGTTGTCCTGAAGGACTAAGCGTAGGGTCTATGTCAAATATACCCCCTCCTGTCTGCATTTTGCGTACTGGAAGAAGGGACGCTAACCCGCCATCTCTGCCATAAGCTCTTCCGGGACGGACAATCGGGTCATAAGGTCTTCTTGTTGTAGGAAAGTCTTGGAAATTAACTCTAAGAGCCGCAATTTGTTCTGGTGTTGGGTCGCCGTAAATGTCCCCCGGATTATCCCCATAACCTCCACCACCCATAAGAGCAGCACCGCCTAAAGTTGCTCCTGCTGCAGGAAGAGCAGCTCTAAGTGCGCCCATTTTTGTAGGGATTAAATTTCCAAATTCATCCAATCTAAGGCCTTGCCCCCGCGTTGTAAAAGGAGTGGCATATGCTTTTATTTTGTCAACAAGACCAACTTCTGATTTAGGTATTACTTTTAAAAAATCTGCTGACGTTAATACTTCTGGATTTACGGCTCCTTCTGCTGCGGCTTGTGCAATTGATTTTTGTATAAAATCACTTTGTGTTGCTTTTGCTGCTTCTGCTGCTGCTGCTGTTTCTGCTGCTGCTGCTGTTTCTGCTGTTTTTGTTGCCGCTTCTCTTGTTGCTGCTGTTGCTACGTCTCCTGGTGGTAAACTTTGAAAAGGAAGTCTGTCTGCAGTTAAAACCCCCTTACCAAATCCTGCGTCTAATCCAGCCGTTAACCCTGATATTGCGCCAGAAGTTAAAGATTCTTTTAAATTTCCACCTGTTAGCGCAGTTCCGGCTGCACCACCTGCTCCAGCAGCTAACCCTGTCGCTATTGGACCTAATTGAGCAGCAGTGGTTGCAGCGGTTAATCCACTAGCAGCAAGCGCCGCTGGCCCAAAGTATGCCAAGGCAACAGGAAGAGCAATTTTTGCTATTTTTTTCAGGCTTTTAAATAATTTTTTAAAGAAAAACTCAGGTAACCCTGTTTCGGGGTTGATGGAGTTTAATTCGTTACCAACGATATAACGCTCTGGCTCATAGCCCATTTCTCCAATTTGAGCAAAAAGCATGTCCTTAAGTTGTGGATTAGCGTTCAAAACGTCCATCGGTATGACAGTATCGCCTTCAGATGCGTGGACCACGTATATGTCACCCTCACGCCCCATTGCGGCAAGTTTATCTGTCATCTCCGTCATTGAAGCAATACCACCTTCAGGAACCATAGGCGCTTCTTCTGCACCAACAAACGAAGCAATACCACCTTCGGGCATAACAACTTCTTCGGTTTGTTCCATCATCATTTCGGGAGGGGGCATAGGAGAAGGTTCTCCTCCTTGCATTTGTTCCATCATCATTGTCATTTCTTCATTAGGCATACCAATATTCCATTAATTATTGAAAAGCACGTTTAATCGTGTGGCGTGGAGCTTGGTGTCCTACGAAACCTTGATAGTTTAACAAAAACAATAGCTATCGTCTACCGTCTGAGCGTATTTCTACGCGAGGCGTTCCTAAACGCCATTGATTCTGAATGTCTGAATTAGACACTTTAATTGCAAAAGAACGCCCACGCAAGCGTACATCCGCTTCCTGCGTAAACTGTTCTACAACTGTACTCGACCCTGCGGCACTTTGCGTTACTGTGCTGTCATCTGATTGCAAGTATGTTCCTCCGGGATTATTGCGTGTCTGTAACGTAAATGTCACAGCAGGGCTGTTGGACGTTGACCCGTCAAACGTAATGTCTGGTATAAGTTTAGAAACAAAAACAAACCTTTCCCCCTCACCAATATCAATCTGAGAACTTTCAATATGCGCTTCAATCGCAGAAGCAGGCGTTGTTGAGCCATCATCTAATTCAAACTCTTGGTAATAAAGGTAGTTATCTCCTGCCGCTATTGGATAGGTAAGAATACCTCTGTCTACCCACGCAGTTCGAGACAGATTACCATACGACCAAACATTTTCTTCGTAGTTAAATATAACGTATTTGTCTATTTCAGAGCTACTTGCGGAGCAATAAAACCACCAAATCTCCCCATAAGAACTGTTAAGAGCAGAGAAAACTTTAAGTCCTTGGCCAAGATTAAAATCATTAAATACATAAGATTTAACACTGCACGGAAGTTTTTTAACGCCTCCATCGTAAACATAAAACTCCTGATCGCCCATCCAAAACACCGTATCATCCACTGCTTTAACTGCCATTGGACCAATAACGGTTGTATTTCCTGAAATTTGTCGAATACCAAAAGTAAAAGGAGGACCTAAAAACTGCATTGCATGTACAGAATTGTCCGTAAATACGATAACTTGTTGTTTTGTTTCTACAGCACAGATAATTTCGGAGCCAGAGCCTACTCTAAGACTTCCTGCTGTGTTTGTTGTAGAAGCTGTCCACGTTGTCAAACTTTCCTGATCTGAAAAACGAATAAGCAAAGGATCTTGTGTCCCGATTGCTGTTTCAGGGTCGCACCCAAAGGCAATAACATGCCTATCAACATCACTGACCATAATCTGTTTTGCAATTGTAGGTGTTTTAGCGTCAGAACTTTCGTCAGATAAAGCAACGGCTCTTACAAAACTAGAAGAACTATCGCTTCTGTCCCAATAGTAAATACCACCGTCCCGCACATTCATTAACAAGTCTTCCCCGAAGTTATCATGGCTCCATAATCTTAATGTAGCACCTGCGGCTAGTAGGCTAGAAGCAGAACCCCAAGTACCACGACCCCACGTTCCTGCACCCCAACCTGTTCCTGCAACAGAGCTATCAAGTCCTATATTTATTTGGTATTTACCAACGGTAGATCCTCCTCCATTACCAGAATCACTACTGTTAGCTGTTGCTGTTGCTGTAAATTTATAACTGTTATCATTAACTATATCTGTAATCTCATACTCTTGATTTAAAACAGATGCTGTAATATTTCCACCTAAAGTCGCTGCCCCACTAAAAGTTACAAAATCTCCTTGAATTGCTCCGTGGTCCGTGTCTGATGCTGTAATAACAGCAGAACCATTAGTCGCAGCAAAGGTTACATCACCTGCACTTGTTGTTAATCTAAGAGGAGTAACGTCATTAAACGAACCCCCTTCTTCGATATAGTATTTTAAGTTAGTCCCGACACCCATAAACTGTGTACCATCAAGCACGACCCAAGGATGTAAGGCTCTGCATGTTCCTTGAAACGTGTTGCCTGATACTTTATACCAACCGCCTATTTTTTCAGGAACACCGTAACGAAATCTAATTTTATCACAGTCAAACCAACCCCCTTCGTTCGTATAAGACGTTGTTTCACGATTAATTCCGGGTCTAAATTGCAATTTAGTCAATGGCATAATAAGCAACCTCATTACTCTGAACAAAAATAAAACCAAACAAAAAGACTACAAAAGCAAAAACACTAACTATTAAAGTAGCCATACCAATATCTCTCCACATCTGTCTGCGTTTTTCTTCTTGAATATATTGTTCTTTTAATCTAGCTCTTTCTTTAGCAATAAAAGATTGAAGCTGTTCCCAATCACCTTTCTTGCCATAAAGTTGAAATGTCTCTCTAAGCTCATCTCGCATTTGGTCTTGTTGTTTTTTATGGAGGAACTCATCTATAGCAGAGTTTTCTACCCCAGATAATTTACTAAAGAATGATGACTTTTTGGCTTCAGCCTTGGCCTGAAGCGCTGCCTCACCTTTCGCATACTTAGAAATTGCTGTGCCTAATTGCGATAAATCCCTACCCACTTTGACAGCACCCATCAATGCCCCGTGAGCAGATTTAATCGCAGCTAAAGCAACACCAATCTCAATCACTTAATTAATCCTCTACCCAACTTGTTGTATCTTCATTCCACGAATATGTTTTAGTTAAAGAAGCATCACTAGGTTTATTAGAAGGTGCTTCCCATTCCAATGTACTGCTGTCTAAAACCCAAGAGTTATAGGGTTTCGGTCTTAGAAAAGCATCTCGTGTAGAATCATAAGTATACCCTATTCCTGCAAACCGTGTGCGGATTCTATTGTTGTAACTTGTTTGTTTCCAAGTACCGCCATTAAAAAGACTTTGACAAAAAGTTACGCCTACGCTTTCAACTTCATCTCCGTCACTATTTGCTGTGTCAGAGTCATCAATAGCAACAACCCGTAACACAACACTATTTGAATCTATCTCTGCGAAGTACGCCACCTTATTCTCCTAAAAAGTCCACGATACATAACTGTATCTTGTTCCTTGTGTAACTGGATCTACTTTGTGAGGGTACATAAAATTACTTGGAAAGATCATTACTGATCCTTGAGGTAATTCTATTTTCTCCTTTTCCCACATTATAAATTCGCCACCTTTGTAATCATCATTCAGAACACCAACAATAGATAACACGGGTATTCCTCTTCTTGTTCCATCAAAAACTGTATGTATATGGTCACAATGTTCTTTCATTTTAGTGCCGACTACATACTTATTAAACCTTACATCTGTATATCCATTCCACCCACGAAACCAATTATGGTGACTTTTTAAATCTTTTAAAACGTATTGTTCTACAGCAGACCACAATTTTTTATTTAATTTAACAGAGGCTTTATCTTTTTTATTGTACGAAATTGACAAATCGTCATCAAAAGAAACATATTTATCTTTATCTGGCATATAAAAAGAATGAGTCTCCCATTCATTATTTTGTAACTCTACTAT